CACCGATAGCGAGGCCGCGCCGTTCCTTCTTCCGCCAAAGTCAGAAATCGCGCACTGGCCGGCGAAACTCGGCGGCGGCACTTGGTATGCGAACCGGATCATCGCAGCCGCGCCGTATCTTGTGACCGAGCCTTACATCGGTTTCTGCAACGACGATGATTGGTTCAAGCCCGATCACGTCGCGAACCTTATGGAGGTCATCAAGCGTGACAACCTCGATTGGGCCTACTCGCACCGCAGTATATATGACCATGATGGGCAATACCTGTTTGATGACGAGTGCGAGGCCCTTGGTGAAGCTCACGATGTATGGAATATACCGGGCCACCGCTTTGTGGACACGTGCGCCATCATCGCCCGCACACAAGTCTTTCGCGCCATTGCTCCGGTCTATTGCTCCGACCAGTTCGGAAGGGACCGTGACGCCTACCAACTTCTGAAACGACACTTCCGCAAATTCGCGGGCGTCCACAAGCCGACGATGTGCTTCCGGCTCGGGAGCGGCCCCAACTCGGCCTCACGCGAATACTTTGAGCAAGGCAACAAATACATGAATGACAAGTATTTTGGAGTAATGCCTTGGAAGCGACCCAAGTAAAGCCTCGGCGCCGGTTCACCGAGGAGGAGAAGGCCCTGGCGCTCCGTCTGCACCGGATGAAGTGGTCATACGCGCGCATCGCGCGCCACTTGGACCGCGATCGCAAGTCCACCTACGAAATGTTGCTGCGGGAAATCAACAAGCCCCTACCAAAGCAACACGTCTCTGTCGTACCGTCAAAGGGGCTGTTCTGGAATCCGCCGCTCTCGCGGCTCATGGGGCGCCGTTGACCTTCTCGCTTGAAAAATTCTATCGCTTCTGTAGCGCCTTGCAGATCGAAACCAAGGAGGAAGGGCTGCGCTCGCTCGACTCTCTCTTGGGATCGCAGACCTATGTGATGAACGAAATCGGCGCGGGGCTCGAAGATGACGTGCATTTCTTCGTCATCCTCAAAGGCCGGCAGCTTGGCATCACCACCATCTCGCTTGCGCTCGACCTCTATTGGAACTTCACGCATCCCGGCCTGCAATCGACCCTCGTAACGGACACCGAGGAAAACCGGGACATGTTCAAGTCCACGCTGAGCATGTATGTCGGCGGGCTCCCGAAGTCGCACAAAATCCCGATCACCGCGCACAACCGCAACCTTATGGAGTTAGCTAACCGCTCGCGGCTTTTCTACCAAGTCGCGGGGCTTCGCTCGAAAGGATCGCTAGGCCGTGGCAAAGGGATCACGTACCTTCATGGTACGGAGACATCCTCGTGGGGCGATGAAGAGGGTTTGGCCTCGCTACTTGCCTCTCTCGCAGAAATTAACCCTGCGCGCCTCCATCTCTTCGAATCGACCGCTCGCGGCTTCAACATCTTCTACGACATGTGGATCACCGCCAAGCGAGCCCGAACGCAGCGCGCCATCTTCTGCGGTTGGTGGCGAAACCAGTTCTACGCCGCCGCCGCCGGCAGCAACATTTACGAAACCTATTGGGACGGACGATTCAGCCCCGAGGAACGAGACTGGATCAACGACATCGAAAAGCTCTACGGCGTCAAGATCACCCCGGAGCAAATCGCATGGTGGCGATGGAAGCTCGCCGAAGGGCTCAAAGACGAAGCCCTGATGTATCAGGAGTTTCCGCCGACCGAGGATTACGCCTTCATCATGACGGGCACCTCGTTCTTCTCAACGACGCGCTGCACCGAGGAAGCCAAGAAGGCGCTCGCCAAAGAGCCGGATTACTACAAATACGAATTTGGCTTGGAGTTTCACCAGACCGATGTTGTTCCAACGAATGATCGCCTCGCTACACTCAAAGTATGGGAAGAACCCGTGGAAGGCGCCTATTACGTCCTTGGCGCTGACCCAGCTTATGGCTCATCCGATTGGGCAGATCGTTTTTGCATCCAGGTCTTTCGATGCTTCGCCGATGGTCTCGACCAAGTTGCGGAGTTGGCGACACCTGAGTTGATGCCGCACCAGTTCGCATGGGCTATCGCGCATCTAGCCGGCGCCTATCGCAACTCGACGCTTAACCTCGAAGTCAACGGGCCGGGGCAAGCGGTCATCACGGCGCTCCGCGAATTGAAGATGCGCGCCGTCGCCCTGGCCTCCATGCAGGGCAAGGACGACGAGCAAGCGCGCCGCACCGGCCATCACCTGATGAACGTGCTCGGCTCCATGAGCAACTACATCTGGCGCAAGCAGGACAACTACAGCGGCCCGACCAACTCCATCGGCTGGCTCACGACATCGACCAGCAAGGAGCGGATGCTTGCCTACTTCAAGGACTATTTCGAGCGCGGGATGATGCGCATACGCTCGATTGAGTGCCTTGAGGAAATGAAGTCGATCGTGCGCGAGGAAGGCGCGATAGCGGCGCCGGGGCGCGGCAAGGATGATCGCGTCATCGGCTGCGGCCTCGCGGCGGCGGCGTTCGCCGAGCAGATACAGCCGCGTCTCATACAGGCCCAAGTCACGCGCTTCACCAGCAAGGCGCAAGAGGACAAGACACCGCCGCAAGCGGCGATCCACCGTTCGGTTTCGCAGTACCTTAAACGCATCGGGGTTTACGGGGAGGAAGTGGGGTGACGAAAGACGAACTCATCGCCTTTGAGACAAGGGTTGCCGAGCTATGGGAGGCGGGCGAGCTTCCCTATCTCATTCACCTCTCCGGGGGGAATGAGGACCAACTAATTTCGATCTTCGAGCAAGTAAAACCCGGCGATTGGGTTTTCTCGACGCATCGTAACCACTACCACGCGCTCTTAGCCGGCGTGCCGCCCGAGAAGCTGATGAAACTCATCCGGCAGGGCGACAGCATGTTCGTGTTTGACCGCGAGCACAATTTCCTGACCTCGGCGATTCTCGCCGGCAACTGCTGCATCGCAGCGGGCGTCGCGTGGATGCTCAAAGAGGAGGGGTCGCCCAATAAAGTTTGGTGTTTTCTTGGTGACGGGGCCGAGGAGAACGGCCACTTTGCCGAAGCTGTCACAATGGTTTCGTCTCACAAACTACCCTGCACTTTCATCATCGAGGATAACGACCGTGCCTCGAATATGTCCCGTGACGAACGGCGTCCGAACAAGTTTTACATGCAGTGGGATGAGACTTGGAGCGGCGTTGTTCAACGTTGGCTCTATACACCGACCTATCCCCATGCCGGAAGCGGCTTCGCGGGGCACATCACGTTCAAAGATCGCCGCTGATGGACGTGATCCACACCCATTGCGACTATCATTTAGGGGATTCTTTAATCCACCTAAACTTTCTGCGCCGCGTGGCCCAAAACCACCCCGAAAAGCGGTTTATCCACGCCGCACACGGGGTTTTGCTGCCCCAACTGGCCGAATTGGTCGCCGATGTCCCGAATTTGAGCCTCAGACCCCTCGATTTAAGGGAAAACGGCTCATTTGACGCCTGGAAAGCCCGAAAAGGCGGGTTTTATAACGATCCTGAGCGGAATAACTGGGTTTTGTACCATTTACAGCACTTTGAGCGCCTTGCGGCGGATATGGGGATCGAAAACCCCGTAAAATCGCCCCGCGACCTCCTTTTCGACTATCCGGCGCTCGAAAACGGGACAATCGAGCCGTTTGACGTGCTTTTAATCAATTCCATGCCGTTTTCCGGCCAATTACCGGGGATTAAGCCCGAGCATTTCGACGAATTGATCGGGCGGCTGATGGATTCGGGCTATTCGGTCGTGGCGACCGCGAAATCTTCCTACTCCCTGCCCTGCACACAGCCTCATTCGGTGACAGCGATCGGCTCAATGTCGATGGCGTGCAAATACATCATCGGCGTGGCGACCGGCCCGATGTGGCCGACCTTCAACGTGTGGAATTTCGACACGGTGCAGTGTCGCCTCATCCTCTTGGAACCGGAGCGCATACACCTCACCCCGAACACGGAGCACGCGGCGGGCATAAGTCAGGCCATCGAAATCTTGGAAGCACGGGGGATTCTATGAAGGAGTACAAGGAGCGCATCACGCACGCGAACACGCTTCTCGCGTCCGATCCAGACGTGCGCTTTGTCGGCTACGGCCTCAAGAAAGGCCGCGCCTACGGAACACTCGCCGAAGTGCGCGAGGAGCAGATCATCGACTGCCCGATCGCCGAAAACCTGATGATGGGTTTCTCCATCGGCCTCGCGCTCAAAGGCTATCGCCCGGTCGTTTTCTTCGAGCGCATGGATTTCATCTTGAACGCGCTCGACGCCATCGTGAACCACCTCGACAAGATGCACCGGCTGAGCCACGGCGAGTTCTCGCCCGCCTGCATCATCCGCTCGGTCGTCGGCAACAAGGACAAGCCGCTCTACACCGGCCTGCCGCACACACAGGATCACAGCAAGGCGATCAGCTTCATGGTCGGCTTTCCCGTGCATCAACTCCGGTGGGAGAACTCTACCGCCTCGACCTACGAGCAAGCCTACCGCGACTTGTTCAAGGGCATGTCCACGATGATCGTCGAATACAAGGACTTCATGTAGTGCCGTACCATTCGCAATGGGGCCAGGATAAGTGGCTCGAAGAAAACGTGTTCCAGGGCCGGCGCAATGGCGTGTTCGTCGAGATTGGCGCTTACGATGGCGTCCATCATTCCAATACCCTGTTCTTCGAGGAGGAGCGCGATTGGACCGGGCTCTTGATCGAAGCGCATCCCGATTTCCGGGACCGGCTCGCATCAAACCGCCCGAAAGCCAAGCACCTATTCGCGGCGATCACTGACCATAGCGGCCTTTGCCAAGAGTTCGTTTGCTGCGGCGAGGAAGGATGGAGCGGCATCGGCCACTTCTTCAGCGAGTCGCACCGCTCGCGCGTCGATCATCGGGGATGGAAATACGGCAACGTCCTCGCCGAAACCCTCGAAAACGCGCTGAAGGATTATCCGCGCATCGACTATCTATCCATCGACGTTGAGGGCGCCGAGGCGGCGATCTTCGCGTCTTTCCCGTTCGCTTGGTGGCATATCGAGTGCATCTCTGCCGAGAACAACGAGCAGGACGATCAAGTGTCGGCAATCCTTGAGATGCACGGCTACAAGCGCATCGGCAAGTGCGAGAACGACGACATTTACCGCTTGGGGGGTCTATGAACAACAACCGCTACAGCGACGCCAAGATTGTTTGGTTTCCCGACAAGCTCTCGTCTTTCCGCGACGGCACGATCACCGCGCCGATCTATGTCCGCGTCAAGCCGACGAACCGCTGCAACCACGCTTGCGACTGGTGCGCCTACGGCCACGGCTCCATCGAAAGCGGGATGCACGAACAGATGGACGCGCGCGAGGTGATGCCGCGCGACAAGCTCCTCGAAACGCTCGGCTGCTTCCGCGACATGGGCGTGAAGGCCGTGACGTACTCGGGCGGCGGCGAGCCGCTGAGCTACGCGCATATAACCGAAGCCATGGCGATGACCGTCAACTACGGCATCGACCTATCGATTATCACTAACGGCTCGCTCCTCGAAAACCAGCGCGCGGAAATCCTCACCCACGGCAAATGGGTGCGCGTCAGCATGGACTACGTGAACGGGCATCAAATGGCGGCGTCGCGCGGCGTCGATCAATTCGACCGCGTGATAAAAAACATGAGGGAGTTTGCGGCGAAGAAGGGCAAGTGCGAGCTAGGCGTCAACTACATCGTCACGCGCGAGAACTACGATGGGCTTGAGCAGCTTTGCCGGCGCCTCAAGGACATCGGCGTGCAGAACGTGCGCGTGTCGCCAGTATGGCTCCCCAACTTCGCTAAGTATCACGCGCCGATTTCCGGCTCGGTGATGAAGGAAATCGAGGCGGCGAAAAAGCTGGGCGATCGGTCGTTCACGGTTTATAGCAGCTACGACCTCGACAACCCCGCGCACGGCGTCAAGCGGGATTTCGGCAAGTGCCTGTTCACGCAGATGGTCCCTGTCGTCGCCGCCGATCAGAACGTCTATCACTGCCACAACACGGCCTACGCCAAGCACGGCCTCATCGGCTCAATCAGGAACCGGACGTTCCAAAACCTATGGTTTAGCGACGACGCCAAGAAGGCATTTGCGAAGCTCAACCCGCAACATTCGTGCAAGCATCAATGCGCGGCGCACGGCAAGAACGAACTCATACACTCCCTCCTCGCCGCTTCCGGCGACAACTTCGTGTGACCCATGGCGATCTTACGGCAGTACGCTTGTCCTAAGCACGGCATCACCGAGTGTTTCGACGACGCGCCCCATTGCAAGCGCCCGCGCTGCAAAGAGGATTTGATCGAACTCCCCTCGGCGCCGCGCATCCTCCATCAAGCGACCAAGGGCATCGACAAGACGGCCCGCCAGCTTGCCGCCGACTACGGCATGACCAACATCAAAACGACCCGCGAGGGCGAAGCGCAGAAGGGGGGTGATTCATCCGCCGGGGGTGGCGTCTTTTGGGGCGGGCAGATCGGGCCGAACGGCAAGCCGATGCCGACTGTCGGGGATGCCGTCAAGGGCGGGCTTGCTCGCCCTATACGCGACGAGGGAATTGGTATAAACCGGAGACAGTTGGGGCCGTTGCCGGGGCCGGCCTCATCGACTGCAACGCCTGACGCGATCTTGAAGGCTGTGAAGTAATGCGAATCCCCCGGCAGGCGCTTGAGCGCGAGGAGTTCTTTAACGACCTCGTTGAGAAGTGCCTGGTGTCGCGCGAGGAGCGGCGCACCGACTACGCCACGCAGCGGTCGTGGTTCCTGTTCGGCTCGGGGCCGGAAGAAAACCCCGCGCTCTACAACAAAATCGGGCCGCATATCGAAACCGTCTCGGCCTTCCTCTACTCGCAGGAAACCACGCGCTTCGCGATCAATCTCGGCGCGACCGCGCCCGAGGGCGAGGAGCAAAAGGTTCCCGCGCTGACCAAGGGGCTGCATGACAAGTGGCTCGACAGCAACGCCGATCACGTCGCGGGCAACGCCATAAATTGGGCGCTCGCCTACAACTCCACCTACGTTAAGCTGGTGACGCGCAAAGAGCACATCATCCCCTACATGGTCGAACCCGCGCAGATGGGCGTTCTGCGCGAGGACATGCCTTACACCGACCGGCAGGAGGCGCTTGTTCACTGCTACTACATCACGCGCTCTGACCTTCTCGACCGGCTCTATAGCCACCCCAAACGCCAGTCGATCCTTGATCGCATCGAAGCGAGCGCGAAGAAGGACGAATACATACCGGACGGCGTGAACCGGATCATCATGTCGCAGACCTCGCCCGAAGTGCTGGGCAACGTCAATCTCGACCTCGAAGGGATGCCTCGATACAAGGCGCGCGTCGGCGAGGACGTGATCGAAATGCGCGAGTTGTGGGTTTGGGACGACGAAACGATGGATTACCAAGTCGTCACCATCGCCGACCCCGACATTGTGATCTACGACCGCCCCGGCGAGGAACTGTTCCTTAAGGGCGAGCTACCGTTCATTCACTTCTGCCCGTCGCCTCTGCCCGACTACTATTGGGGCGCGAGCGAGGTGCAGCGTCTCATCCTGTTGCAGGATTCCCGAAACAAGCGAATGGACGAAATCCTCGACTTGCTCTCCAAGCAGACCGAGCCGCCGACCGCGCTTTCCGGCTTCACCGGCCTCCTCGACGAAAAGAACTTCGCGCTCAACCGGGCGGGCGGCGTTTTCTCTCTCGGCGACAATCCGCAGGCGAAGGCAGAACGCCTCGGGCCGGAAATCCCCGAGGATTTGTTCAAGGAAATCGACCGCATCGACCAGATGTTTGAGGAAGCGAGCGGCGTCAGCGCGATCCTCGCGGGACGCGGCGAGCAAGGCGTTCGCTCGGCCTCTCAGGCATCGCAGCTTGCCCGCCTCGGCTCGGCGCGCATCAAGAAGCGCGCGATGATTATCGAGGACTCGCTTGAGAAGATGGCGACCCTATACCTCAAGCTGATGCAGGAGTACGATACCTCGGACTACAAGGACGAGCAGGGTGTCGAGTTCATTGCTTCGCAGTTCACCAAGGACTTCACCGTAAAAGTGGACGCGCACTCCAACAGCCCGGTTTTCATGGAGGACATGCGCACCTTGGCGTTCAATCTCCGCAAGGTGGGCGCGATCGACAACGAAGATTTGTTGGAGCTTGTCGATATTCCCGGCAAGCAACTCCTCAAGGCGAAGAACAAGAAGCGCGCCGCGATGCAGGCGGCGCATCCCCCGCAGCCCGAGCCGCATGGCAAGGGCCGCAAACCCGAAATCAAGGCGGTCGGCTAATGGCAATCGGCGGCCCCATCCCGGTCACTCGTTCCATCGCACCAAAAGCAAATCGCGGCTACAAGCGGCGTGGCCGCAAGTCGTCGCGCTAGGGGATTTCTCGAACAAAGGAGCCCACAATGGCGAAGCGCCGTGGCCGTCACAAGCGCCGGTAACTTATAGGGCGGGCAAAACCCGCACCTATGGGTAATGGAGCCGTCCTATGAGGGGGTGGACGTTAAAAAAGCCCCCCTCACTCCTCAATTTCGACAAAAAGTACGTTCGCAGACCCCGATTTTGGGTGTAACGCCGTAGCCCAAGTACGGTTTCACACTCGAAAAGCGGGATTATGCCTGTATCCGACCTGAGCGTGATGAACGCGATGAAGCGCCAGAACGGCGCGAGCGCATCGCCGCTCGGTTCCGGGGGGCCGACACCCCCGATGACCGCCCCGATGTCCACCCCGGAGCCGAAATCCGGGGCGATTCAGCACGCGAAAGTCAAAATCGGCCAAGCTCTCGACCTTCTTGAGATGGCTTTGCCCGACCTCGGCTCGGAAACCGAGGATGGACAAGCCGCCGTCGCCGCAATGAAGGCGCTGCACAAGATCATCGGCCAGAAACGGGCCGAAATCGACGCCTTGCAGCCTGCCGAGGCGAAATCCCTTCTGCAAAACCTCCCCAGCGGTGGCGGCGCCCCGCCCGGTGTGGCCGGAATGGCCGCTGCCCCTCCCGTGCCAGGAATGACCCCGCCGCCCGGTGGCCCGCCCGCCGCTGGCGGAGGCCCCCCGATGCCCCCCATGCCTTCACAACCCGGAGCGATGTAATGGCTCAAGACCTCTTTAAGCC